TCTTCGATAGCCGTCTGCAACGTGGTGTAATTTGTGGGTATCGTCATTTACTTGACTTTCTTGCGGCCACGTTTCGGCTTGGAGAAAATAGTTTCTTTTGGGGCTTCAACTTTCGTGAAAACTTCAGGCACCTTGGTCGTGCGCCAGCCTTCAGGGCAGGTATCAGCTTCCATGACCATCAGCTTTTTAATGCCGTGAACGGTTTTATCTTTGAAAATTCTCACGCTGCTTCTCCGAATAGTGCATCATGGATATGTCTGGAAACGTGCGAAACGTCATAGTCGCCATGTTTGATCAGTGCGGGCAGAAACCCCTCGCCCTTGACTGTGATAAATGATGGAAAAGCCGTTGCCAGTTCTGCTAACAATTCGGCCTGCATTACGTTCTGCGAGGTTGTCCGGTATTCAGTCCCGCCGCACTCAACCCATAACTGGTTGTGTCTTGATACGTCTTTGTAAAGGTGTGTGGACGTTGTGAAGCTCTGGGCGCACCCGAACATTGTTACATGCTTGTGGCCGCGTCTAAGGGCTATCTGTGGGCCGCTGGATGCTGCCGCGCTGCCATGCATAATCTCATCAAGCCGGACCAATTCAATGTCGCAATCATTTGCTATCAGGTCATCAAATACAGAAGGTGCAACAATATCAGCCAGGACGGCTTTTGTCGTTGTGCTTAAATATTCAAATGTATCTGTCGGGTCTATGCAATAGAATGTGGCAACAATGCCGTTATTCTGGCACCATTCGTGAGCCTCGTTAATGGCCCATACTTCGCCATCAAAATTCTGTAATTCTTCAATGTGGTTAACAACAGAAGGACTGCCACCAACAATAGCAAGACGATCAGTTACGGGTCGGGAACCGATTTCCGGCAATCCCAACCCGCGACTGTAATCACGATGTTCCGCAAGAGTTTCCTGTGAAACAGGGTCAAGCGATACAAAGTTGATTTTCGTCATCAGCCGATCAGGCCTTTGCTTTCCAGTTCTTCTTGGATAAGCTGGATTTGAGCTACTGCCGTCGCAATAGTAGCAGCAGAGGCCAGAGCAGCGATTGCCACCTGAGCCGAGGGGGTTGCGCCAAGAAAAGCGATTTTCTCAGACGATGAATTGCCAAGACGCATACCGTCAGGGGCATTTTTTCCGATTTCTTCAACAGCCATTTGACTATTTCCTTATTAAGAGAACCAAGTGGGGGCAGCGTCAGCCACCCCCAGTCGATTAGTTCATGCCAATGCGGCAAGCCAGTTCAGGGCGGATCGCCTTATAGCCGTATAAAATATCCAGTCTACACGGAAAAGCATCATTATTAATATCGTAATCTCGTACGATACGCATTGAGATGCCATCCATGATCTGACGGGCGCAGAAATCAACACCGGAAGGCTTGATCAAGTCAGCAGTTGCGAAGGCAAACGCGTCCTTGTGGTAAGCCATGCCGATACCATAATCAGCAGAAGCGCCGATTGCAGTTGAACGGTCACTCTCGACCTTGTTGATCTTGGCAGTATTAACCGGCAAGGCATCAACGTTCTGCGTGGCACCAGAGGCAACAGGAGCCGGAGAAACAACCATAGTTGTATCAGTTGCCGACATTGCAGTGGTTACAACGAACTGCTGCAATACGCCTGTTGAGGCTTTGGTTTCAGGGTGAACCCGGAAAACGTTGTCGATAACCACGATGTCACCAACAGCCAGAGTGCCCGAACCTTCAGAACCGTGTGTAATGGTTCCGCCGGAAACAGTGCCTGTGCAAAGGTGATCGCCGGTACCGTCGTCAGAGCCAGTCGTATGGGTCGGCCAGAGGCTGTTTTCCATAAGCGACTGGAAGCCAAACGTGTTGTTGGCAACGCGGCCTTCACGATAGTTCTGTGCAACTTTTGACTGGTCGTTAAACAGACCCTTCAAATCAGTTACCAGATCAACGTTCTGCTGTGTTGACATATTCAGGGTGCGGTCTGAATAAGGGGCCAGATTATCGGTCAGCACCTTATTTGCATTGAGAATGTCAGCAGTCGAGAATGAAGCACCAACGTCAGAAACTTCATTGTAAACGCTCTGATACATGCTCATTGCATCGTTCTCAATGTTCGCAGCCAAGACGGCCATTGCAGGCTCAATCATGCGCTTGCTGAAGTCGTCAATGTCCATTGTCAACTCTTCAGAGGTGAAGTTAAGATCAACACCCTTCTGAGTGGCAACCTGCATTGTGACAGAAGTTTCGGTAACGTCCTGTGCGTTCAGGGCGGCACCAGTACGAACTGTGAATTGGTTAGGCAACCGGATTTTCAGGCTGTCACCAATTTTTGCGCCGGACTTGGCATAGCTGTCATCATACTGGCGATTGACTGTGCCAATGAAGTTCAGCTTTTGATGCAGAATACGCAGGGCTTCCCGCGTTACTGCTGTGGGGGTAAGGTTTGTGTTAGCCACTATGGCCTCCTATGAAATTGATTAGAAAACAGGTCATCCCGCTTTCTTGGCTATCTGTGCTTCACGCCATGCCGTCCATTCCTTGACCGACATTTGGTCCGGGTTTTTGGCTACACCTTGCTTCCGGCCTTTGATCTTGGCCGCAGGCTTTGCTGGTGTGGGCTTGGGTTTTACCTTGCCCTTGGCTGCGCGTTGCTTCAGAATTTGGTCGTACTGATAAGCTTTGTGCAAAATCTTCAGGGTTGCCTTGTCTACAGTCGTCCTGAGTTGCTGCTCATTTATGCCTTCGGAAATGGCAAACTGCGCCATGTTTTCCTCTAGCTCATCCGACCAACCGTCAATTTCCGCTTTCAGTTCGCTTCTGGTTCGCTCTGCCGTCTTGCGGATTGCGTCCGCTTGATGGGCAGAGGCCTGATCGACCTGCTGTTGGAGCCGTTGACTGGCTACGTCTCTCTGCTGTTGAAGGCCGCGACGTTCAAAATCCAAACGCTGGGCTTCTACAGGGTCCTCTTGGTTCAGTTGAACCCAATCAATCTGATTGTACTGGTTCAGTCGTTGATCCATTGCGCTGACTTCAGCGGCCTGTTGGAAGTTGACCGACCGCATTTGCTCTTGTTGCTGCAAATGGGCCTGCTGCGCTTCAACAGCCTTGCGCTGTTCAGCGAGGCTTTGAGTTTTCTGAGTAAATTCCGACTTGATCATAAAGCCGTCTTCTAACTCAGGGGGAACCTCGTACTCTTTACCACCGTACTTGATAGTTTTGTATTCAGGTTCAGCGTCGGCTTCATCTGCCTCTGCATCATCATCACTATCATCTGTTGTTGGGTTTTCGTCTTCAGCTTCGTCCGCAACGTCATCCGAATATTCTTCGGCGTCTTGGGTTTCTGCTTCAACGGGTTCTGCATCTTCTGCAAAGTCGTCCGTATCTGACATAACCAGTATACTTTCCATCTATGGGACTGGACGTCATCCGACGTTCAATCTGGTTAAGGCATTATTGCCTATTTTTTAGTCAATCGCAAGCAATATCGCAATCAACGTCTCCTCGTCGTCTAATAATTGTGCAGAATACGCTGCCTGCATGTCAATTATCATCTGTCTGGCCTCAAGTGCGTGTAACCGCTGCAAGGCTCTCAGGTCGTCTTGTGTCGGGAAGGCCGCGACAGGCTGGGGAGTTGCCGCGACCTTCGGCGCTGGCGATACTTCTGCCTGCGCGGCATCAACAGAGGGGAAAGGAACAAAAACCTCTGCCGATTTCGTTATGGCTTCCTGTTCGTCAATGAAGGCGTCTAGCTTGGCGTCTTCACGTTTATCTTGATCTGTCTTGAATACGTGCCAAGTGGGCAAATTTTTGCCCGGTTTTTTGCCCACACCGCCGGGACGTTCTGATAAGAGTAAAGCGGCCAGCATCAGGTCAGCTCACGCCACGACACGCCGCCATCAATGTCTGCGCCGTTTGTCAGAGGCCGGACACACAACACAATCTCGTCAAGGGTACCGTCAATGGCAGCGCCAAGCCGCAATGCGTTGCTTATCTCGACAGACACTGAGCCGGTGGTATTGCCTGCCTTGACAAAGCCGCCGTTCATTTCGTGGCCCCCGGTTACTGTGTTAGCCGTTGCACCGACTGCCGTCTGAATGGCGCTGTTTACGTGGTCAGTGTACGTGAACGTCCCGGCAACGGTCGGGTTCCACATCACAATCCACTCAAAGTCGTCCGCAGCCGCGTTAATCAGGGATATGTTTGTCAGGTCAACCACCTGCCCGATCTTGGCGGCTTGCAGACGGATGCCGACAACCGCATAGAGGGTGTTGGCAGTATCCGCGTTGATGTGCGTCCCCTCTGTCGAGTGATAGTGCAGGTTGCCGATACGCTCAACGCCGCCTTCGCTGATTACTGTCGAGCAAATATGCTGCAATGTCGTCGCCGCACCCGTACCGTCGTTCTCAAGCCAGTAGCGCAAGGGCAGGTTGGGCGTTGACATGTAGACATTGCCGACAAGGTTGGCATGGTGGAACGAGTGACACAGGATGAACTCGCCGTTGATAACAAACCCTGTGCGAACGGTCCCGACGCCGAGCCACTCCATATCCATCCACCAGATTTGCGTCTGTGTCGGGTCCAGTGTCAGGCCGGACGGCCCGGTGCCGTCGAGGTTGTCTCCGTTGAAGCTGCCTTGGCTGACGCTGTCCTCGACAACGGAACCAGACACGCCGCTCGAAACAAACAACTGAAGGACGCCATCAACAGAGCGGACGGCGACACCATCAGTCCCGTTGTACAAACCCATGCCTGCATCAATGCCGGAACCGCCGCCACTATCCCCCATGTTGCCTGTCATCATCACAAGCTGTGACTTGCCCGGTTGGTAATTGAAGCTCTGGAAAGTCTGCCGCACCCGCTTGCCTGCGGTGTTCAGGGCAACTCCGAGGGTGGATGAAGCCTTTAGTGCTGAATGCACGCTGGTCGTGCCGCTGCCGCTGACCTCTTGGTCATCCCAGTACAGGGGCGCGTTGTCGAATAGCTGTTTGCTGTCGAACAGCGTTGTCGGTGCGCTTACACGAAGCCAGCCGAAAGCACCACGCGACGCAGGATGCTCTATCTGCCGGATCAGACTGCCGTAATCTGTTGAAGACGGCGTTGCGTTTGTAACACCGGCTCTTGCAGCGGCATCATCAGGATCAGCAAGGACAACAACCTCACGGTGCGCCTGTGATTCACCATTCTCTTGCGTGACAACAGTCGTATCCAGTAGCTCACCAGTTCCGGGGACGGGGAGGACGCCTTCTGTCGTCACTGTTCAAACACCTCCGCACCCTGCATTACACCCATTTCATCACGATGAACCTTCACCACCTTGGCTTGACTGCCGTTTACGTTGACGACAACAGGCTCAGAGGCTTCAGGAGGCGCGACAGGGGCCGTTGGGGCTTCTGCGGGTGCCATCATACTCATTTGCAGTTCAGCGGTCTTGTGCGCGGCTTCTGCCTGATCCTTCATGGCTTCGGCTTCTGCGGCCATACGATCAGTTTCAGCCTTGAATTGCTCGATCTGGATTTTGACCTGTTCGCCCTGGGCTTTCATCTGGTCAATTTGCAGTTTCTGTTGCTCAATCGACTTGTCAACCTTCATGCCTTCGTGTTCTTGCTGTAGCTGTTGGAACGCCTGCATACCCTGCTGCATTTGCTGCTTCAGGGCTTCGGCCTCCGGGTTGCCTTCTTCGTCATCGTCAGCACCGATACCGGGGGGTAGCATTGACTTAAGACGCTTGGCAATCTCGTCAGCGCGGGGCCAATCGAGGCTTTCAGCCAATATGTCGCCAATAACCGGCGCGGCCTGTGGGAATGACTGCAATAGCTGCGTCATTTGTTGCGCGGCTTCTTCGCGGCGACTTGTGAAGGATGGGCCAGCCTTTACTGTTACGTCATATTTGCCAGCAGTGAGGTCATAAATCTGCATCACTGGCTCTTGCGTCAATGGCTGGCCCATAGGGTCCATCTGTGGCGGCTGCATTTGTGGTTGACCGCCCCGACCCATTACTGGAAATTCTTGGTTAACCCGTACTACTTCAGGGGTTTCGTCTTCGCCCATAATCCGCATCACTCTTGGCTCATGGTATACGTGTGGGATCAGGTCCAGTATCACAACGCCAGCGTGACGGATGGCGCGGCTCATGTTGTCGAGAAAGTGGAAGTTGGAAACGTCGCCCTCAGCTTGCCTTGCACGAATAGCAACACCGCTTGTCTCGTTTGACCTTGCGCCCAAGCTGGCGTCATACATCCCCATGACTGACTTCATATCGTCAGAGGCGGCTAGGGCTGCGGTAATGGCACCAGCGGGCGGTCCTGCGAACGGTTGACGCTGCGGCATATGTTCGCCGCTGTATTCCAGATACGGATGGCTTGTTGTGTTGGCCGTGGCCCAGCGGTCATCGTTATCAAACGCGCCTTCTTTGCCGATAAATGGCGTCTTGGGGCTTAATGCAATCAACTCTGTCTCAGCGGTGCGCCAGTGATTGTAGATGCGCTGGCTGTCCTTGGCGAAGTGGATCAGGCTGTGGAAGTATCGCTTGCCCTCAATATTGACTTCATCGCCTATCACATCAATGATCGGAATGAACTTACCGGCCCAAGGATTAGTTTCAAGCACTTCAGCGCCTGAAATCAGATACTGCGTGACTTCGTGCGTCGGGATTGGGCGGCTATCGACGACCTGAATGGCAACGCTTTCAAAATACTCTTGGTTCTCAATGTAATCGCTTTCCATCATGGACTGACCGTCTGACAGCTTTACCAGATTGGCCTGGACTTCTTCACGAACCCAATACTCCGCGACACGTACAGACTTATCTTCATACCATAGCCGGGTCTTTTCGTCGCGCTCGTCGCTTTCAAAGTCTACAGGCTCTGCGTCTGGATACTGCCGCTTGAACTCGTCCTCTGGTACCATTTCAGTGACAAAGGCATGGTTCCAGTCGGAAGTGTCTGCGCTGGTGCTGTTGGGGTCGCGATAGACCGTGAAGGGGTTGCCAACACGATTGATCTTGATTGACTGGTCAAACGTATCTCCGAAGTCATAATCAACGTCGATGCGGAAATAGCCGAAGCCATTCGACACGGCGCTATCAATGGCAGTGTCATAAGCAACGTCAGCTTTTGACTGGATTTCAATGTTACGGATAATGCCGTTCAGGATTTCGGCTGTGTCCGGATCGGCGCTGTCGTCTACCGGGTGAACCTTGATGGATGGCTTATTTTGCCTTGCCTCGTTCACAATCTGGCGAATGAAGCTAGGCAATCTGTTGATTGTGAGCATCGGGCGACCGTCTTGCTCTCTGGCCTCGCGGTCTGCGTCATCCCATTGATCACCCATCCGGCCAAACTTCAGATCAGCCAGCGCCTCAATGCGGTTTTCTTTCTCAGCCTCGACACACTGCTCAAAGAGGTCTTTGGCTTCTTCTAAGATTTTGTCGTCGTCTTGATCGTGTGCCATCTGTCCATCCAAGGGTTGCGGCGTTTCACAACGCTGCTTTGTCAGCCCATCCAGCTAATTTTACGTGGCCTCTGGTGTTGCTTCTTCGGCTTCTGTTTGACCAGCGCCGGGAATAATTCTGTAAACGCCCAAATTGCAGCTTCAGCACGATCAGGGCTGTCGTCGCCATCATACCCCACATTGGTGAATTTGCAATTATGGGTCAGGATACCGTTAGCATAATACTCTGGAAGGCCACTTTCTGCAACCGTAATATTATAGACCCGCTTTGTGTCTTTTCCTAAATCCACGCGCCTTACATTTCGGAGAGCAATATTTCTTGCCGTTCTTATGGGTTGTTGCAATGATTTGGCTGCACTCAGCGCATCCATAGACGAATGTTGTCTTGGGTTTGCTGCGTCTGTATCTCCGCATATAGCACTTTTGCGAACAGTATTCGCTGGCGTGAAGTCGTATTGTTTCGGTGCTTGCTCCGCACTCGACACATTTGCCGACTGTGATTGTGCCGTCAAAGACATCAAACCCCATGCGCTCATGCAAGGCATGATGATCGGCGTGGGAAAGTGCGACAAGGTTTTCAGGGCGATTGTCTTCAGGATCGTGGTTAACGTGGTGAATATGGAAGCCTTCAGGGATTGGGCCTGTATGCGCCTCAAATATTTCTCTGTGAAGTAATCCTGTATGTGAGTTGCGATAGTGGCCTCTTGGCATTTTCCCATACCATCTACCTCGCCACGCAACAGGCTGGCCATTCTTGCCCATTTGCGGCTTTCTAGTAGGTTGTGGGAAATCAGAACACTCTCCACAGTCACAAACTCGTTTGTCTCTGGTAGATATATCGGATGGCATGGCGTAACCCTCAAGACTGAATTTACAGTCTCAATTTCAATAAGACTGCTTGCTTCACCAGTATAGCCACACCAGTCAATTAACGCAAGGCCGTTACGGGTCATAACCCTGTCGCTCAAGGTAACATCCTCAATAGGCACTTGCCCACGGTCTGTTTCGATTAGTGTTCCTTCTTCTACGCAAAGCTGATTTTCCAAGTCGTTAAACGTGCCGATATGGCTGATTTTGTTGATAGCGTATAATGCTGATATAGGCTCTGCCCGAACGTGCTTGCCTTTCGTCGCCCTGACTTCAATAATCGGGATACCCTTGCGTACAGTTTCAAGTGTATGCCTCAAAAGGTCTCCGCCTTGGTTGACCTCAATCACTATGGCGTTGGCCTCGTACAGATCGAACATTGCAACGGCTCTGGTTGCCCACTGGTGCGGCCCACCCTGTAAGCTGGCGTCCTCTAACAGATAGCCGCGTCCGTCGCTGCCAAGGCCGCAGACTGCTATGCCGTGATGGTCGCTGTTCTCGTTGTCTGTGACGGCAGGATCAATGCCAATCACGATGCGTTCAAGTTCAGGTGCTTCTGCCTTGCGGTTTTCGTGAATGTTGGCCCGGTTAAAGATAGCACCCACGGCTTCAGGCTCGTAACCGCCAAGCCAGATATGATCATAGCGGCCTTGGTTCGTGGCATAGTCGTGCTGGCGTTCTGCTTCCAGTTCAGTCGGGAATAGTTTGTTGTCCGGGTAGTTGATCCCGATAATGATTGAACTTTCAGGCGGGGTCAGGCCACGAAAGAACTTGTCTACAGGGTCGCTTGCAGAGCGCGGGTTCCAGCTAAACCATAACTCAGAGCCTTTTGATCGGATCGTTGGGCGCAACAGTTCAAGGGACTTCTGCGATAATGTCTGCGCTTCCTCGACCCAAGCCACCTGAAAGTTTTCCAGCGACTTGATGCTTTCCGCCGTGTGGTCTTGCATACCCTGAAAGATGATCGTGCCGCCGCCCGGCGTTACAATCCTGTCATTGAGTATCTGAAAGCTGTTTTGCAGGCCGAAGGCTTCAATCTTGTCCTCTAACAGTCGCTTGGCCGATTCCCGCAGTGTCTTCTGGACTTCGCGGATACAGACGGCACGAAACCCCATACTGTCAGCAGCGCAACCAATCAACGCCTCTGCGAAGAAGTGGCTCTTGGCGCTTCCGCGTCCACCGTATAAAGCCTTATAACGGCTGCGGGCCAGCATTGGCTTGAACTTGTCAGACGCAGCACCAATCATTCTATTTCTTCACCAAACATGCTGATCTTTCTAACTGTGGCGTCCAGCTTCAGGTTCTCGCTCCAACCCATGCGGGCAGAAGTCCAGTGCTTTTGCGCCGCAACATTCCCGCTGATAGCTGACTGGAACATTGACCCGGCAACCTTTGTATTTGCCCTGATAGCTGCGGTTTCCAGTTCTTCGGGGAAGTGCTTGCGTAACGTCTTGTCGTCAATGCCGCCCTGAATACAGCGGGCAATGCCTTCATGCGGTATGCCTACAGCGCACATCAATTCAACCGTTTTGCGGTCATCGTCAGTCGGCTTGAACGCTGGCCTGCCGTGTGCTTTGCCTCTTGGTTTACGGGGCATTTGCTATATCAGGGGAAAAAACGGTCCCGTCTGCCTCAAGTGTGGCCTGTTCGCCAGTGAAGTCCTGCCAGCGTTTTACGATAACGTCACAGTATGCTGGGGACAGTTCCAGACCGTGACAAGCGCGGCCCGTTTGCTCTGCGGCAATGACTGTTGTGCCGGAACCAAGGAACGGGTCATAAACCGCCTGACCGGGGCTTGAATTGTTTTCTATAGGGCGCTGCATACATTCGACAGGCTTTTGCGTGCTGTGGCCTGTTTCTGAATTAAGCGGCTTCTGAATATCCCAAACTGTTGACTGCTTCCGCCCTCCGCAATAATGCCCCACTTTGTTCTTCCGCACAGCATACCAGCATGGCTCATGTTTCGGATGGTAGTCGCCACGGCTAATAACGTGCTGGTGTTTGTTCCAAATTATTTGCGCCCTAATGTTCAAGTCGCATTTCAACAGGCTATCAGCAACAATATTTGCCTTATTCCCAGCGTGCCAAACATACGCAACATCTCCGGGGAATAGCGACCAAGCTTCTGACCAGTCTGCGTTGTCATCATTTGACACCTTGCCATGCATACCACCCGTCTTTCCGGGGTTTGTGTCTGGCAACGCCTCCTTGCGCCATTCGGCGTCATACTCGACACCATAAGGCGGGTCAGTAACCATCAAGTGCGGTTCAACACCATTAAGCGCCTTCGCAACATCGTCTGCGCTCGTACTGTCTCCGCAGCATAATCGGTGCTTGCCCATAATCCAGACATCCCCCGGCTTTGTAACAGGGTCGTCAGGTATGTCGGGAACGGCGTCGGGATCGGTCAACCCTTCTGTCGGCTCTTGCATCAGGTTAGCTAACTCGTCGGGGTCAAAGCCAATCAGGGACAGGTCAAAGCCTTCATCGTCCAGCCCCGTCAGTTCTATCTTGAGCAGGTCCAAATCCCATCCGGCGTCAAGTGCAAGGCGATTATCAGCGATTATGTAAGCGCGTTTGTCTTCATCGCTTAAGTGCGAAACATCTACAGTCGGGAACTCCGTCCAGCCCAATGCCTTCAGGGCTGTAAACCTCGCGTGTCCATAAACAATATCGCCATTGTGAATAGCGATAGGCGTCAACATGCCAAACTGCTTTATTGACCGCTTCAGTCTATCAATCTGGTCAGCGGAATGTGTCCTGCTGTTGTTTTTATATGGTCGAATTTCGTCGGCAGACAGATATTTTATTTCAAGTTTATCATCCATGCGCCAGCCTCCACCTGTCTTGATGTTCCCTGATTATATTTCCCATAAATAACTTCATCACCTCAAAATCTTCGGTTACAGCCTCAATGTCATGCGTAACAGTTTCAACGTGCTTATGATGTTTCAAGCAAAGCGGGACAAGATTGCTCTGCGTATTGTCTCTGGTAAGGCGGAACGGAACAATGTGGTGGACCTGCAAGCCGTCTGTCGTGCCGCACATAGCACAAATAACGCTGTGTGTCCTGGCGTTTGCCGCATAGGGCAGTATGTCTGCAAGGGGTGTTTGTTTAACTTCCATATTCCGTTATACCATAATCCTAGACAACTTTCAAAGTCTCTCTGGTCAACGCCCTGCGGACAAATTCCACACTTGTCGGGACGTTGCCGCAAATACCCAGTTCATTCTCAATGTCGAGCCATACAAACGCCATGCACTCCGAACCGGTGCACATAATGCTCATGTCTTTGGCACAGTGCGCTTCCTCGCCGTCAACCAGAATGTTGGGTACTATGTCAGTCATAGAACGACCTTTCCAGCCTTGAGCTAATCTCTTGGGCCAATGACCGCCCGTTGTCCTTTGCTGCCTTGTCCAGCTTGGCGCGAAGGTCTGGTGTTGGCCTAAATCCTAGTGACGCCAGCTTGCGGTCTGCTTCTGCTTTTGGTGGCCTGCCTCTCATAGCCCACCCCCCAAGCGTGTCTGCTGGATTTCCAGTTCTTTGGCCTGAAGTTTCAAGGCTGCAAGCTCTGTCAGGGCGGCGTCTAGCTGTGCCTTTGTGTCGTCCAAGAGCCTGCGGGTTCTGGCATGACTGTCCTGCTCCCATGCCACTTGAGCGTTGATTTGCTTCAGGTCTTGATCAGTCATCAGTTTTATCCTCAAAGTCAGGAACCATCAAACCTTTGCCCCGGTTATCTGTACCTGCGCCGGATGCCTCAAACTCCATAAGGAACATCAAACCGCAGGCTGCGTGAGCAAGATGGCTTAATCCACTCTCACTGTCAAGATTTTCTCCTGCCAGCCATGCAAGCTGGTGGCGCTGGATTGCGTCCATGTAGTCGCACCATTCCCGGCTGTTGAGCCAATCCCACGTTGCGTATTTCTCTGCTCCCATCTTTCTGACCTTGGCGATTTCAACAAGTGCGTGAGGCGGTAACATTGAAATCGGGGCTTTGTGGCCTGACCGTTTCATAGCTTGTTGTTTTTTTGGCGTGACATTTTCATAGCTGCACTCACATTCAAAATTAGGAAATCGGCAAGCCGGATGATGTAATGGCGGGAAATCTTTATCCTGTTTTTCCTGTTGGGTCTTCATGAACCCTGCGCGCTGTTCTTTCGGTGTTGTCATGCTTCTGCTCCCTTCACGATGTATGTTTTTGGATTAGCGCCACTATTGACAAATGATGGCCTGACCCATGTTTTTGTGCCGCTTTCAAGTTCCCTGATGTGGCCTCTCCGCATATGCGGGATTGGTGATCGGTGTGTTCCGCCTTGATGTTCTCCTGATTGGCTCTTTGTACCACCTATGATGATTTCACGGTATTCAGGGATTGGCGTCTTGCCCTTTTTCATGCGTCGGCGGTTCAGCTTTTCAGGGGCTGGAATTATGTTTTCCTCAGTTCCTGTGGCAGAAACAATTGATATTACATGCGTGTAGAGAGCCGCAATATAATTCCCCCAGTCTTCTTGGTCTTCCCCCGCACCCTCTACCATTTGCATAACAAACGCCCCATCTTCGACAATCACTCGAACGGGGTACGGAGAATAACTAGAGCCGTTAAACGCAATAATTCTCACGCCTTTTTCATCGCAAACCATCAGGATTAAATCCCTGCCACCATCAGAAGACCTGTCGCAATGGAAAACGCATCTTTCAAATGGCGGGTTTAGCAAACCAATTTTAGCGGCCTCATACGCAGCATGAAGACCATCATCCGGCGCGCCAACATCCAAAACAAAATGTGCAAAATCAGGTTTTATCGCGTTTAATATAATATCCTCCATTTCTCCAAGGGCTATCTCACTTTCATTTTTGGCTAAAACCATCCCCGGCCTGGCATTAACAACACCGACCGCAACAGCTTTTAACGCTCCATCAAAATCAAATCTTTTCATAGTAACCTCCATTACCAAGTTAATTCAGTTTGTTTACCCGGAAGCGGTACGTCAGACAAATCCCACGGTAAATCGTCGCCGTTATCTGGCAGCGGTGCCTGTGCATCCCTGACGCCGACGACCTGCGCTCCGGGGAACGTCTGAAGGACAGCGTTGACGAACTCTGTGCCTTCCTTGGATACGTGGCCTGTCTGGTGGGCGTTGTCATCAAGCGCCTTCACGGCCCGGCTATACGCCTCTGCGTGTATGTTGGCCTGTTCGATGGTGCCAAGTGCCAAAGACGACCAAGTTAGCCCTCTCTGCTCCCACACCTTCAGCAAGACAATATCAGTCGCCCAAGTCTCCGACCAGCCAATTCCCCAACGATCAATCAGGAAAGCATCAAGCTGGTGGACGTAGTGTGCCAACTTTGTTTTTTCCGAAATTGGTGTTTCGGAATGAAAATTAACGATGGGTTTTTCAGGGGTGTTCTTTTTCATCTTTTTACTCTCCATTTTGTCTGTTTCCCAGTAGCCATTTTGGCAGAGGATTGCCTTGCATCCCAGCAAAAGGCTTGTCCTATGTAATAGGTGGGATAGTGGGATAGAAATAACCGTTTGATATCAATGACTTGCGATCCCACCAAATCTGCTGGGATAGAAATGCCCGTGGGATAGCGAAACCGTTGCTGGATAAGGGTTTGACCTATCCCACGGGGTTTTGCTGGGATAGATGGGATACTGTGGTGGGATAGATTGCTGGGATAGAAATGGGATATTTTCACAGCTTTTTCTCCTCTGCGAAGACCCGATATTTCTTCTTTCCATCAGGGAAAATTTCCATATTTATGACCCAATCTCCGACCCTGATCGAGCCATAAGTCAGGCTGGTAACGATCCTGTTTGCCACTGCGTTTGCCTTCAAATTCGTGCCGCTGGAGGTGGTGTAAACGTCTCCTTTCGCCATGATCCCGGCAATGTAATTTGGCGTTGCTGGCTCAGTTCTGACGACCTGAAGGACATCAAACATCATCTGCGATTCTTCGTCAGCCTTCTGTTTTTTGGCCTTTTGTTCATTGCTGGACAGGTCAACGGGGCTGAGAACGCCGACCTCATCACCTGCGCCGATGGGGCCGTTCCCAAGGTTTTCGGAGGTCCGTTTGAACCATCTAGCCTCATTTGATACCAGTGAAAGGTTGGCCTTTGCGTCATCCATTCGGATATACAGGTTGCGTTCTTCTGCGGGTATTCCGAACCGGTCAGCATCTTTTTCTGTCATGCCGTACAATGTGGTGACGACACGGGCAACGCCTGACAGTGCGCCAGCGCCACGCCCGCTGTCCATATTACCTATATGAGTGTCACCAGCGGCCTGTGAGGGCTTGCGGGTGTGATGCACCAATAAGACGGCACAATCACCGCGCTGGGCTATCTGGCGGTACATACGGCCCACTTGCTTGATATGATCATTAGAGTTTTCGTTGACCGTGTGCGTCTCTGCGAATGGGTCAACGACCAGCACCTTGATATTGTTGGCCTTGATCTGCTCGACCACGGCATCAACGTCAACCGGGATGACGTAGCTGGTGTTTGGGTCTTCTCTTGCTATTAGGAGTTCCCTGTTTTCTCCTGAGTTGACGAACATCACATCTGTCAGGTCACTGGCTTGCATACCAACGTGAATAGCTGCGGCAGCAACACGGCGTTCCAGTTCTTCCTGATCGTCTTCGTTATTGTATAGCCAGACCTTGCCCTGATCCTTGATGACCAGTGTGCCAAAGTCTTTATCTGTGCAGATGGCAATGCCGATCTGGATGGTCAGTGTGGATTTACCAACACCGGGAGGGGCGATAATGACTGAAACCTTACCCTTTAGGAGTAGCCCGCTGACGATCCAAGGCCGTGGCGGTATTGTGGCAGGGTCGAATTTTCTAAGTGGTGTGGCAATCAAGTCGCCTTCAGGGATTAACTGTTCTGGTGTACCACTAGGTGATACGCCTTCTGTGAAACCCTTTTTTCTGCCGCCTTGAATGGCAACCCCCATTTCTCTGAGGGTATCCGGCAAGGCATATCCCGGCAGGGTTATTGTGGGGGCGAGTGACAGTATAACGTCGTCTGCAATGCCTTGGGCCATCATGGACCCAACCAGCTTGATCATGTTGTTATGCCAGTGGTCCCCGGCCTTGATGCGTTCTAGCCAGTACTCCTGACCTTCTACACCTGCGACAAGCCTGTTAGGGGGTGTGGGGCCAGACAATGATGGAGGCAATGTCTGGACCCCACTATCCGGGGCTGCTGACTGAAACGGGAGGGAAGGCCCGCCGTCGCTGCTCTCCGAAAAAACTCTTTCTATATGTTCAATCGCAAGTGATTTTGGCCTATTATCAGGGAAGCTGTCAATAAGTTGCGTCATTTCTGCAACACGGCCCTTTTTGTGGGGCCACGCTATTGTGCCGGGTAATCGCAGAACCCTTGAGGGATTAACAACTGTAGGATCGCCTGAGAATGTGCGACATATTGCACTGTTAATATTTCGCATTTGGGCGTGATCTGTGATGGCTTCCAGTAGCCTGTAGTGCATCTGCGCCCGAACGTGAGGGTGTTCACCTGTGATGACGATACTGGTGGGCTTTATGCCTATTGCCGTGTAGATGGCCCTTGCGGCCTCTGCGGCACCTGCGTCATCCAGATCGCAATAGACGGCTGTGAGGGCGATAACGTCACTGTCAGAGGTACGCCCGAACGGCGCACAGTTTGGGCTTCTTAATGCCTGACCATAATAAACGTTGACGCCTTCTGTTTGATTAAGGCTTTCGGCCTTTTCTGCCATGCTGTCGAGATTGTCGAGTTCAAATAACTGGGCGTGTTTGAGTGGCCCAAAGGGGTCTGTCCATGATAGTTCCACCAGACCCGTCATCTGGTCACCGAATATGGTTTCCAAGTGCGACAGGATGCTGTTGGTATCAGGTTTTAGTTGTGTATCCATTAGTCAATGCTCCATACATCGCTATTAGTGCGGCCTCTGATCTGTCTGTGTCTTTCACCCTTGCGAACTGGTCAGCGGCGTCAGGCCAGAACTGTTGTGCTAGTTCCCTTGATCTGGCCTTGTCGTTATCCAGTGCAAAATGGTACTTCCATTTCTGCGGGGTCACGAAATTGATTGACAAGCCTAAAGCAGATATGACCCCGATTGCAACCCCGTTGGCTTCACCGAACCTGAAGGCACTGGTGCGGCCCATCCCGAAGGCGTTGACCTTTTCCATCCAGACCTCATCAATGGCAAAGGCTGACAGGTATCTGTGCAGGGTAATGCCATCAATGATTTTTCTTGTGGTCTTCTTATATGGTTCCGTCTTGTGCGGGTAGCCCGTTGTTACGATGGTATTGCTGCCAGTGTCGTATAAAGCGACAGCGCCGTTAATGCCGGGGTCAATGCCAAGGATAATCATTTAGTCTCCAATGCTGTCAAGTCTTTTAGGTGGACACGAAAAGACACGAAAAGACACGAAATCATTGTGCGTGTATCCACTGGCTGATCCGCTTGACCGTATCATAGGAATAGTTGCTGACCTCGCCCGTCGCCAGCTTGTTGACTGTCGGGAAACTCAGGCCGGTTGCGTCTGCCACCAATAGGAGCCGCTGGCCCTTCAGGGCATCCCTGATCTTTTTCAGTGAGAGAATTTCAGTGTCGTCGATCATGTTTATAGCTCCAAGTTGTTGATTTTACTCTATTCTTTTTAAGGTGCCGGATTTTGACATCTTATATAGAATAAGTACCATATAAATTAATTTGTGTAAACCTGAAAAAAACTTCATTTTATGCTTTACATGATTTCTGATCTGTGATCATATGATGGGTACAGAGACAAACGGAAAAGGGAAACAGGAAAATGGCATACGCAGAAGAAATCCAGCAGCAAGTTGCAAGGGTCACAATCTACAAAGACGATTTTACACCTTCCCGCCCTTGGTGTGCAGACGTTGAGTTTTACGACAACACAATTTGGTACAAATGGCAGGCAAGCTGGAAAAGCAAAAAAGCCATGATGGAAAACATTTCTTGCACTTGGCCCGGAGAAGTTGACAGAGGGGTCGATAGATAGCACCCAACCAGCCCCGGCAAAGTTTAGCGCCGGGGTTAAGGGCGTAGACGAACAAATGGAAAAGGGAAATAGGAAAATGTTTGATATAGAGTTCACCACCACGATTGGCGAGAACAAGGCCATCGTTTACGCTGACATAGACCGGGACGGCGAGATTTACGAATACCATGTTCGTCTGGTTTATACTGACGGCAAGGTGACAGACCTTCCCACCTTGGACCTGACCGGCCTTTACGGCATTGACGACGGGCATAATGTTGTGATGTTGAACGACATCATTGAACAGGAAATCCGCAACCGGGTGCCAGAGCAATGACTGAAATCCACCGGGTACGCCATGAGTTCAATTACATCTTCATTCGCATCACCATGCAGTCGTCCAGGTGGATTTATGCCGCGAGAATGTGGCCCATCAGGTTCAAGGACGAAATTATCGGCTTCAAAGAGTGCCGCCAGTTTCAGGATGGGGATGTTGGTACAGAGTTCGTGACGATCATTCCGAAGAAGTTCAAGCCCAACCCCATGAAGATGACTTCAACCGGCTATATGCCCAGCAGAAAGTACAGAACATGAAAATGGAACATGAGTATCAGGCGACAGTGAATGACGAAGAAGTGATTTTTCAATACAATGTCATTGCGTCAGTCAGTGAGGAAGCCGCAACCGCATCTAACCCTTTCGGCCAGGAATATGAACATCCAATACTTGTTTTGGGCGGCGTACTCTTGATGAATGACGAAGGTGATTTTGTTGTGCCGTTAGGACAAAAGTGCATGGACCTGTATTTTCACGGCCTTGAGGTTATTTCAGAAGAATTAATTGCCTTCGCAGCAGAACATCAAGGGGACTACCAGTGAGAAAAAGCAAACTCTATTATTTCATTGAAGGGTTTATGTTTACCCTCTGTCTGTTGCTGATCCTGTTCGCAGGTCTGGTTTTTGGGAACTGATGATATGTTGAAACCAATACGAGACGCCCTGCTGGCTGACAATTACACGAAAGGTGACGCAGACATTAGCGTTACTGGACTGATTGCCCCGGCCCGTCAGGCCCAACTTCGCAGGATGTATGAGGGGCAGTTGGCCGACGAAACACCGCAGGACCGTGTTGCAAGCTGGCTTGGCACCCTGATCCATGACGCCTTCCAGAAGGCCGACACGATTGGCGAGTGTGAGACAAGGTTCTTTATCAAGCGCCACGGCTGGACAGTCTCAGGTGCCGTTGACAGGATCGTCAGGCACGACGACGACGGCAACCCCATCCCGACGATGATACAGGACTACAAGACGGCGGGCGTGACCTCTGCGGGCTTTACGGACAAGCCTGAGTGGGAGCAACAGTTGAACCTTTACCGCCTTATGTTGGCGGATCAGGGTGAGGTTGCGGAGACACTGGAAATCGTCAGGTTCTTTCCTGACTGGAAAATCATGCAGTCGAAAATCAAGCCAGAAAGCTACCCTGATTTTACTGATATTATCCCTGTGCGCGTTTGGGGGCTTGACGAAGCTGAAGAATTTCTAAAGGATAGGCTCATGGCGCATGGAAATGCCGCAAGGGAGTTACCAGAATGTACACCTGAAGAACGCTGGCAGAAACCGACGTTGTACAAGGTGAAAAAGAAAGGCGGCAAACGCGCCGTCTCAGGTGGTGTCTTTGAAGACAGGGACGCTGCCGAACAGTTAGCCGAAAGTGCTGAAGACTTGGTTGTCGAAGTCACAGAGGGTAGCTGTACGAGGTGTGAACATTTCTGCAATGTCGCATCATTTTGTGACCAATGGGCGAAAGAAAAGCCCGCTAAATTGGTTTAATTGGAAACTAGAACAAGGAAAACGTAAAATGGCATTAGTAACAGGCGTAAGTGAAGGCGACGGCGGCGATTTCGTACCATACATCAAGTACGATGCGCGGGCAGGTCGCTGGTACAATCGGGTTGAAGGCCAGGACGATCTGGACGAAATCACCAACCCCGTCGCAATTTGGGATTTGGCTACCGCAGAAGGTGGATGGATTGCATATCTTGAGGGAATGGGGCCAGACTATCAGATGGATATGAACGGCCAGCCATCCCCTCGCCCTTCCGACAAACACAAGCGAGGCTTCAAACTCCGCATGTTTTCGGACAAGAACCTTGGCGGGCTGCGTGAGTTTTCGTCTACCGCCAAAACTGTTGTAACCGCTGTCAACACGATCTTTGAAGCGTATGCAGCGGCACCGGAAAAGGCCGCAGGCAAGTTGCCAGTGGTCGCATGTACCGGTGTATTGAAGAAAACGGTGGGCCGGGCTGACGTTTACGAGCCTCAGTTGTCCATTGTTGATTGGGCAGACCGTCCAGAGGCCTTTGGAGCGGAGACGGGGCCAGTTGCGCCCACTCCTGCACCAGCGGCCCCAGAAGCATCAGGAAGCGTCCCACCGCCTCCTGCGGCCTCTGTGGAGCCTGCTGCGGTAGTTCCTGCACAAGACCTCAACAAGCCCGCATGGTAATGTAGGCTCCTGACTTAATCCCCGCTGCGGTTCGCTGTGGCGGGGTGAAAGGGAAAAGATTATGACCATCACAGAAATACTCGCCGCCGAAGTCAAAGCCGGACGCCTTGGCTTCGCCGCCGCCATTCACCGCCTTGTCGGGCTGTCAGAAATGCCTTTGTTGACTGCAACGCGAATGATCCATGAAGCAATGAACTCCCACCCTGCGGCTCCGCAGTCGTAGGAACTTGACCGCCAGTGGCCTCGTGATCTGGCTGACCACAGCGCTAGCGACACTGGCGGTTCTTTTTGGAGAATGACTATGCAGAAAACTTCCCTTTCTTCCAGTACCGGAGGGCACGACAGATGAAATCTGAAACCGCATGGGCATGTGTAGATATCGCCTGATCGCCTTGCCCGAAACAGACTCTATTTAGACCAGCATTAAAGGAAACGAGCATGGGCGTACAAACTGAAATAATCACCATCGGCTTTGACAAAAACGGCGAGGCTGAATTTGGCGTTAGCGCACTGGTTGGCGAAGTGGGCTTTGAGAAAATGAATGAATTACGCGCGATGATACCGGTTGCTATCGGTGTGGCTGAAGATATGTGGAAGCGCACTAGCCAGTTACATAAAACGAGCCGAAAGGAAAGATGATGGATGAACTAACAGCCAAGAGACTGGAAAAAGAAAATGAGCAGCTGCGCTCTGAAAACAGGGTGTTGAAGACCAAGAATCACAATCTCGACCATGCTGCAGGTATCGCGCTAATCGCTCTTGATCTTGACCCAGAAAATTCACCGCCACAATGGACCCCGGAAGACGCCGGGAACCTGCTCAAAGCGGCGCTATCTACATAAATCGAGGATTTTTGAAATGATCAGAAGACTGCTGTCCTTCTTCTCCGGTGTGCCGATTGTCATTCATATGAACATCCCCGGCACCCCTGACATAGAACACGTTCGCCGTCGTGCATATTTGAGAAGCGATGGTTTGACAGGTGCCGTTGTTCGAGGGCGTCAACTTATTTTGAATACCGACGGCACAGTGACAGGCTCCAAGCTCTGCCGCTGCTGGTACGCCAATGGCTATGAACCTTCTTATTACACCCTGTAACCAACGAGCGAGGAATACAGATGTTTAAAAAACTCAAAGGCATTTCAATCGGATTTGGACTCTGCCCCTTCTGGTGGCAACTCAAGAATGTTTCCGATGACGCCCTCCATCCAATGCTTGCTTTTGGTCCATTTCGGATTGGATGGCGTGGCATTAAACCCCATGATTAACCAGCGTGAGGATAGACAGATGAACTGGTTCATTGAATGGATTGAGGAATGGTGTCAGCTTGGGCCGGATTACAACTGGCGCACGTTTCACCTGATCCAAATTGAAATCGAAGATGACAGGCTTATGGGCGGGATCGAAGCAACGATTATCGTCATAGGTTTGGGCTTCCGTCTTCGCGTCAATTATATGGTGACTGAACACGCACAAGAAATTATGGACAGCGTAGCCGAGATCAAGCGCGACCTGTCCATCAAATGAGCGAGGTTGCCACACTGTTGGCGGTCTTCTGGCAATATCTGAACAACCTGAATTATTTAGACCGCCAAACTTTCAAGCCGATAGCTGCAAGCACTACAGCGGTCGTCAGAAGCTCCCAGTTAAGACCAAGATTAATCAGGGCGTCGATACCCTCAAGGGTGCCGTCCAATAGTTTGCGGTTGCCGGTAAAGCTGTTCCAAACCGCACCGACCATTATGGAAATCACAGGACTGAGAATAACCAGCGTGACAAATTCATCTTTCCACGATCCGCCAAGGGTCTTGGCTGTCAGGTTTTCCCATTCCGCATCCGTCAAGGTTATGTTTTCGTCGCCGGTCTGTTTCTTCAGGGCAAGCTTGGCCTCGCCTGTTGCCTTCGCGGTCTTGGCCTCTTGCTTCTTTGTGAAGTAGCCTGACACACCACTGATTAGCGGTCCTGCCAGCGCAGATATAATATTGAACATCAGATTTCCTTTCGACCTAATTCAAAGTGCGGAGCATCCTTAAAGCCTTTGAAGTCCCGACCGCACTTGATTTCTATACCTTGCGCCATAGCAACGGCCTGGACAAACCCTGCCATTCGGGCGAATCCTTCATAATCATCCCACCCCTTGAACGGCGACGGGATAATATCGACGGCGCGTGACGGCAAGCTGTTGTGCAAACTCTCGCCCCATCTGGCCTTGCTGTTGCCTTCTGAATAGGCTTTATCCTGCGAAATCCGGTCCCTGTGACCACATATGATTGTAACGTCATAACCTTTGATGACGGTTTCCATAAGCGCCTTCAGTTTTGGGTGGCACTGGCTCAAGTTATTCAGCGATCTGTCAGAATACTTATACATTTTCAACCATCCCCGGCGTTACGTGAACTGTCGAGACAAGACCATTTTGCTTGCTGTATGTCAAACACTCTGCCTTGCGCTCTGAGAAATAACCGCCCCGGCTTGAATAGGCGTCTTTCGAGGAAAGTGTCCTGTGCTGCGTCAAGCTGATCCCCATATCCTCTTTCTCATCCATACGGATTTTGTGGTGATAATGCCCGCAGTGACCATATCTGTATTTAGTCAATCCCCAAGTTGGTGCGAATTGTGCTGCAAAGACAGCGCCCAAGTTTGGCATCTTGCGTAAATGGCCGTGGTGAAAGAATAAGGCAGTGTCGCCATGTTGGTGGCAGTAATAAGGCAGCGGCGACTTGATTACCTCAACCCTTGGGTCATTCTCATATAAGGCAGAGAAAAGACATTGAAGCCAGATACTGCTAACCATATCGTGATTGCCTTCAGCCATCAGGACAACGACTTTTTCATGCTTCGTCAGCGCCATATCAACCAGCGCCCTGAGAACTTCAATCGTCGCGTCGATTACCTTACTGGGACGCCCATCGACATCAAGATTATGCCCGGACATCGTTAATCCGGTTAAAGCGGGATAATCACTGTGCAGGAAATCTCCCAGTTGACAGATAAACCCTGTTTCTGCCGCAGGAGACTGTGCCATCATTTGCGCGAATGTTTTAACCAGCAAATCCTTGGCGATATTCAGGTCATAATCTTCGCCGCCCTCTTTGCGCCAAGCCAACATGCCCATATGGTAGTCCGTTATCACGTACAGGTTAGCTAGATCGGTCATACAGGCGTCTGGAGGGGGGACAGGGGCCATCCGGGGGGCATCAGCAGTCAGAGACGCCACTGCCTCTCTAACAGCCTCTAAGCGGCTTTCCTGATCGGCCTGTGTTTTAACCCACTGGACTTTAATTTGCCCGTCTTCGCCGTATAAAGTTGACGTTCCCTTGAGATTGAAGCCGGGGGCTGTGGGCCTCGTCAGGTCATAGTCCGGCGACCACCCGGATTTCGCAGCCCTGTTATTTACCGCCTGTACGGCTTGCGCTATTAGATTGCGTGAACAGCCTAAAAGCTCTGCGGCTGCGGCATGACTTCCGGCTTCATCGTAGGCGCATAATATCTGCCATTGCCGGTCTGTTGCGAACTCGCGTAATCGCTCATCAACCATAGTATACCTTTATTGTCGGCTTATGGATTATGTGTGTGTCCCAAACAGGTTTAGTTTGACGATTGCAGCACCAAGGCCAACGATAGCAGCCCAAGCCCATTTGATACCTGTCAGTTTCCCTTTGATGTCGGTTGCGAAAATAGTGTGACTTTCAGCAATCTTACCGATTTGCTTTGATATGTCTTTCATATCCGTAGCAATCTCAGAAACGTCAGAGCGGGTCTGTTCGCTGGTGACTTCCAATCTGGTCAGGCGATCCCGCATTTCGTGGTCTCCTTGATGGCGCTCGTATGACTCACTCATGTCGCTGGGCCTTTTGGTTTTAGATGCCAGATCATTGAATTCCAGTCTTTGCCTGCGGCGAGAACACAACTTATGCCGTCCGATGTTGTGGCGATAACAGTGAAGGCGCTGCCATCGTGGTTGCGCCACAAATGAATTGTGACCTTGCCGCTTTCTGAAACACCCCAAGCAGACGGTGCTTGCTTTTTTTCGATGAAGTGCTTGAAGGTCTGGGTTTTGGGATTGCAGTTGACGAGCAAGTTGATGCCCTTGGCAGACACGGCACCAGATAACGTGACCGCAAGTGCGAGTGTCGTCAGAAAGGTGCCGATGGCTTTCATGGCTTGAAGCCTCCGGAGCCGTCGATAACAGCGTGACCGCCACCGATGAATCCAAAGTCTTTCTCAACTGCAATCGGAATATACCAAGGCGGGATGTAACTGTTCATGGATTTATCCTTTTCAAGATATGGACGTTCCAGCCACACACACCGATGTATGCAGTAGCGAACAAGACACCGCCGTAGATGAAGGCGGGATAGGTCAGGACAGCGATAGCCACCATCACATGCACGATGATCTTGACGAACTCCCATGAGAACGGGACCACGGACTGAAGCCATGCCATCAAGGGGTTGGCCTCACGACCACCAGCGTCGATGATCTTGTTTGTGAGCCAGACATCTGTAACACCTAGTGTTATGATAAGGCAGGCGATGAGGATGGTCATTTCGGATGATCCGTTTTGACCTTGGTAATGTGGTCCTTCCACTTGGAAGTGCCATTCACCTGATCCCAGTACAGCATATCAAGCTGGTCCTGAACGAAGCCATACGCGACCTTGCGTTCATCCGAAACTGTCCAGGGGTCGGGAACCCTTTTTGGGTCACGCACTGATTTCTTTTCAGTGAACTTTCCTTTGTGACGAGCTAGTTTTTTATCCAGGGCAATTTGAATACGCTCGTCTGTCCACTTCGGATTTTCATTCAGATCAACAATCCATTTTTGCGCGTCACAGATCAGGTCCAGTTCGTCAAATTCTTCTTGTGTCGGGGTGATCATGTTCCACCTATGTCAGTTGGATAATTGAAAGCCATGTTGTAGACGATGCAGCCATATCAGCGTCCTTGGATGCCCCGGCAAGCAACTGGTCAATCGTGAGCGTGTCGCCAGCGTCCATATCAATCAGGAGAGCGCCGCCTATGCTACGTATACCGGAAGCGTTCACAGAATTGGCGGTATTCATATAGCCGGTATAATATTCGCGGTTTGAAGTGTTTACGTGTGTGTATCCACCAGCATGTGAACCGGGGACCAGACCAAGATGCCAGGTGACGAGATGGTACCCAGTGGCTTCAGCAGTGAATACGCCTGTTCCTGTGTTGTAATCTGCGCCGACGTCTGCAACTTCAGTGTCGAATATCACTGTGTATTCGGCATTATCGCCCCAGCCGTTATTTATCTGGGAACTGACGTAGGCATGAACCAGCGCGTCACCTACGACACCAGTCGACGCCAGATCAAGAATGCCCTGAACCGTGTCTGTCTGTAAAGCGTCACTGGACCCAACATCGGCAAAGACGATTTTATCACTTGCTGTAATTGTCGCGTCACCAAGAGCAGCCAAACCACCATGCAAACCCGCTGGCGTTATTGTGCGGGCGGTATCGGTCCCTGTTGTTGTCTCTGCCGTGGTGGCAAGTTCTGAAATGCCGGAAACGGTAACACTCGCAGCAGCTTCGTCGCCTGTGTTTGATCCTGATAATCCTGTACCCGTAACCGTACCAACAACGGTCAGGCCAGTTGCGTCAATCGTGGCAATCGTGGTCAGTGTTCCGGCGACCATTGCCTTCAGAAGCAGAGCACCGTCTTCAGTGGCGTCCGTTACGTCGATGATTTTTGCGGCGATTTCAGCGTATGTCGTCTTGTTGCTGCCGTCGTCCTCACCAGTGAAAATCCAGTTGCCGATCAGGTCACTGTCGGCAGGGCTTGCACTGTTCCTGTGAAGTTCCAGCGTAGGTCCAGCAGCGGCGTCTGCAACAGCGGAATAGCCGATTGGGGCTGTGCCGTCCGTGATTTCCTTCAGGTGGCTCATAATGGCCCGCAGGGCGTTGTTAACGTTTGACGGCAACATACCCTCCGCAATCGAAATACTATCGACTGTCGAGTTACTGCCGGGGGTTGCTGAGTAGTCTACGATCCGAGTTGACATTTATTGATCCTTATTCCGGCCCTGATAGCCTGTCGCCATCAAGCCTCTAGGCGTTATACCTGTTTGTTTTAGCTTGTTTCCGACCTTGCCAGCATAATACGCAGCCTCACCAACAATCCTTGGGGAAGTTCCGACCATAGCAGGGAGAAACAATGGATTTGTTGCCGCCATTCCCAAACCTGTGGGAATTGCCAAAGCGCCCTGAATACCTCTAGGCATTGGGCTGGATAGCGCCTGACCGGCAAGCCGTGGCATCAATTCAGGAGCGCCCGCATCAGACAGTTTTTCTGCAAGGTCAACGCGTCGGCCATAGTTTGTTGTGGCGTTGTTTCTCATAACAGACTGGAGTTTGCGAACGATTGTATCAACATTGGCTTTAGGGTTTACAGAAAGCGTTTTTTCAATATCCCTGATTAACTCACTCGCTCGCTCGTAGTCTTTCATTACTTTGGCATATGCCGGGGCTTGATTTACTATTTCAGCTTTGACGGCACTATAAGCCTGATCTGTAATGACCCGCGCTTGTTTCGCTGTCATAGGGTCGAACTTTTCCCCGACAGAGCCAATCTTTTGTTTCAGTGCGTCCATGCCTTCAGGCGTGTGGTATACTGCTGGATCAAGAGTTTTCCATTCATCAACGATAGCCCTGATTTCGTTCATGGCTTCAACAGCTTTAGGGCGGATCGTCTGATCCATGAATTTGCCGACTTTTGAAACCTTATCAAGTGCAAGGTCAATCGGCCCGAAATCAATTGCTGCTGTGTCAACCTTAACGCCAGCCATCCCTTCCCTGTATTGCGCTGCTCTGTGCTGTTTCATATTTGACAGGGCCAGCTTGGCGTCTGTTACGACATCTTGAACCGGGGCAATGCCTCGCAATTGATCTCGATACGCTTGACCTGTTCGCCCGCCTTTGGCCCCGGCTTTTGCAGCCTCTTGGATTGCTCTGCCACCAGCACCAGTTGCGCCACCCAAAATATGCGGCACAGCTTTAGAAGCAAGTTTTGCAGGGGCAATAACAGCGGCGTTCAATGGATCAATGGACCGTCCAACAAAAGACGCGACCTTGCTTGTCTTCGCCGCTACTGGTGCGATAGCTGTTGCCCCTGCTGTGAGGAACATAGACAAGTCAGCGGCAACGCCAACGGGGTCAGTCGCCAATGTATATTTCAAACCTTCAGCATCGCCATAGCGGTCAGCAAAGAATTTTCCGACAGCTTCAGCCTTGCCCTGTTGATCATTACCAAGGCCGGGAATTGTTTTTTGCGCTACGCCCGCGACAATATCAGTAATTGATTTCGCTGTGCCGTAAGGGTGCGTGACCATATGTGTCAAGGCGCTGACGAACTTGCTTGCACTCTCTGGTGTGTTTTCCAGTGCCTGACCGGGAACGTCGCCCCACTTCAGGTCAGGACGCTGTTGCTGTTTAGGCTGGGGAAATCCGGGCTGATCATAACGCAAGTCAGAACCACCGGGGCCAGCGCCAGACATAGGGGGCGCGACAGGCACTTGCTGAACAGGCGCAGAAACCGCAGCCTGTGTAGGCTGTGCGAGCAAGTCAACACCCTTTTTAGGCATTGGCGTTCCAGCCAAAAGATCAACACCAGCCATGCTAATCGTCTCCCAACAAAAGAAGCTGTGAGATTACTTGATTTCGGGTCAGACTACGCAGCTTCATTGTATAAATAACATTTTCTTCTGTTACGCCGGGAGGAAGCGGCAACGGCTCATCCCTCTTTGCTAACTCAGCAGCGCGGGCAGCTTTTACCTCAGACATTTCCTTAAATGCTCGACCAGAACTGACTTCCATTCCGATTTCTGCAAGGCTGCGCCTCTTGGCTTTGTCCCTAATTGTTTTCGGGTCATCGCCGTATTGAGGGAAATAGTTGACTATTTCATCAGCCATTTCCTGCGCCCCGATAACAGCGCCACTTTCTTGCCGCAAGTTCGCCCGTATCCAGTCGCTTTGAGCCGCACGATACTGCCGTCCTTCGTCAGACATCGCAACATTACCCAACGCAGCGGGCATTTTAGCTGCGGCGCTGTCCTTCGCATTAGTCGGGTCGTAATCGTCAGCAGTGCCTTTGATACCATCAGGGCCAGCAACAATAGTCTGGAGCGTGTCGCTGTCTTCGGCCATCCTCAAAGCAAACTTGCCAGATTTAGATTGGTCTTGCGTCAAGGGCTTATGCTTTGCAGCCTCTCTTGCCAAGGCAAGTTTTTGGTTTTGTCTGGCTTCTGACAAAGGCTCCATTCTGACTTTCTTGGCTAGGGCCTCTTTGCGCTCCTGCTCAATCTTGTCACGTTTAATCTTCTCATCCGTCAAGCCCTCTTTATAACGCCGACCTTCCATTAATTGCGCGAGGCGTTGCTTTTCCTTGGCGGCGGCTTGTTCAACGGCTAGGCTGCGCTGTTGGTCTGCCTGATACTTCTGCATAGCCAATCCAGCAGGAACAGACCCCATATCACGCTCAACAGATGGGTGCATACCAGATGCAGAACCATAACCGCTCTGAATAGCCCGGATGGCTTGGGCCTGTTGCGCCCGTTGATTTTCATTGTAATCATGTTCAGCGTCGGCCCGCTGGTCTTGCTTGAACTGACGCCCTAACTGATACTCCTGCATACCCAAGGCGCGTTGCTTGGCAATCTGATCATCATACGTATTCGTAAACGCCTGACCGCCAGCGGCCAAGCCACGCATCATTCCACCAGGACGGGTCGAGGGTGCGGAGCCTGCCATAAGCTGTGCGCCAGCGTTCATCAAGCCCTTATATGCCGCCTGCGCCTTATCGGCGTCTGTAATCATCAGGCCATATTTCTTCAGATCAATCATTTGAACACTCCACCCTTGCCCCAAAGGTTGCCAGCAATGCCCGCAGCCGTCGAAGCCATGCCCAGACCTTCACCAAACGGATTGGAGTAGATGGGCTGTGAAGTCGTCTGACTGTTACCGTATGAGCCCCCGCCGATTGTCGCCATGTATTGCTGCAAGGCGTCTCTAGGTGCCTGTTGCTCAAAATTGTAACGGTTGATCTGGTCTTGCAGTTCTGCCTGACCTTGGCCTTCATAAGCTGCACCGACTTGCCCAAGTTGTGACAGGTCTTGATAATCAGCTTGCGCCATACCCGGAGCCATTCCGGCAGCGCCCATCATGCGTTGACGTTCTGCATCGAACCCTGACTGTGCGCCCTGCAAACCTGAAAGCTGTGTCTGTGCCAAGTTACCGGCAGCGGCATCCTGACGACCACGCTCTGCGCCGTACTCTTGACCGTAAATCTGTGAGGCGATATTCGCGCCTGTGTCTGCAATGGATTTGGCGTGTTGACCAGAACCATACCGGCCTGAACTTGAGAACCTTGCATCTACACCAGCGCCCGCAGTGTCTTGAGCCTGCTTCACCACGTTGTCGAGGTAAGGGTTAGAACCCAGCATCCCGCCGCCCGCAACATTTGACAGGTGACTTTGACCGCCGCCCTGACCTTGGCCGAACATACCGAAGCCACCAGCAGAAGGGCTTTCGTAAGCGCCTGCCGCCGTTGCCTGTGTTTGTGCCTGTCCTGTTCGCAACAAGTCGCTGCCTGACCGCGCCCGCTGTTCCATACCGGAAAGGGCGTCAGTGGTGGCACTGTGAAAAGGTACGACAGTGGAATTTGGGTAGAATGATTGCGGCTGGTTCTTCAGGACTTCGGCGTCCTTGAACCCGCTTTCAAGATAAGGCTGCTGACCTGACCACGGATCATTGCTGACAACAGTGGTCGCTTGGCCTGACGGTTTGCTGGAACTCATAACTTTTTCTCCAAAACCACATGGGTTTTTCTGTAGTTGCTCATAATCTTTTCCCAGCCAGGCCGAACAACCGCGTCGATTGTATCACACCCTTGCTCTTTTGACCAAGCCTCAATTGTAGCTAAGTGGTGATGCCACAAATTCATTTCCGTGCCCGTACATAGCCAAATGCGGCAGACCTTCGATTTCGTGTGTTGGAGTACATACGTGATGCAAACGCCTTTGACGCCTTCACCATCCCACGCAATCCACAATTGGCCTTCACCACTTTCAATATCCTTCCGTATTTCGTCCTCTGTATGACGTTCGCCACGATCAAGAGCCGCAGTTATCAAGTCTGTGACCAGAGGCCATGTTTTGTCTACCTCGTCCTTTTGAACACCCCAAAGGTGTGTCATTTACCCAACCAGCGACAAATCGGTACACCGACCTTCAAATATAGTGCGCCAAGCCAGTTTTTATTGCCGTACATATGCTGCGCCCAAGGCACCGTAATCGGGGCCATAATTGCGGCGAATGTCCTGTTGCGCTCCATCAGTTTCGCGATAGGCGTTGCCCACTTGCGATACCCGTCCAAGACGGCAGGGTCCAGTGTGCGGCCATAAGCGGCGTCAGCAAGAAATACCTCATCAGGCAGGAAGCCTTGAGCGTGTAGGGCTGTGCAGATGACGGTACCGGGGTCGCCCTCCCCCGCAGCCCCTTCACTCATGCTGTAGCCTTCGATCCCCTGCTCGGCCATTGAATTGTTGTAGGCTTCGACGTCGGCTGCGGTGCCGGAGTACCCCACACCATTGTTTGCTGCCTGTCCCATTGCCTCCACGGCGATGCCGTGGGGGTTTTGGGGTCCTGTGCCTGCCCCGGCATGAGAGCCATGCCCTGATGCAGCCGCGCCGTGTCGGTTGTTTGAAAACTGTTTGTTGTAGTCTTCGACGTCCAGTTCAGGCCCGGCATACGTAGGTGCACCGAAATCATGCGCGTTCCAGCCTGCAGTCTGCGCCTCATCAGAAGACAGACCAGCGGCTATGGCCTCACCGTACGCCGCCCTAGCCGCAGCATCCGGGAAGGCTCCCGTGTCCATGGACCCCGGCGCTCCGGGGATAGCTGCCCCACCGACGCCGGTCATCTGCTGAGGCCCACGGTTAGCTGCCGTGGCTGCCGCAACCGGGTCGTTGTCCGATGTCAGGTTACCGTAAATGTCTTTTGCTCCCTGCGTGACCAGTCCGGGGATACCCCCCAGCAATCCGGAAGCGGCGTACTTGCCCACCGTGCCCAGCCAGTCGGGGGCGCTGCCGGTGCCCTCGGATGGACCTGCGCTGAAATCGGGGCCATTATCGCCGCCCTGCTGTTGCTCCTGATACTGCCGCTGACGATCTGACTGAACAGCGCCCGGAACAGGTGGCGGAGGTGGCGCAAGTTGTGCCGAATGACCAAAGCCGGGATAGACAGGGCCGGTATTGCCGACATTCACAAGAGGGTTACGCTGTGCCTCTGGAATGACAAGCTGATTACCGAACCATTTGTTGTATGCTTTTGGTTGTCCGAAAACTGCCATTGTCTTATCCAATCAATATAACTTTGAAGGTGTTGTCACTGTCTGCGTCTGCTGCGTGAATTAGGCTCATAGACCCGTTTACCGGGCTGCTGAAGTCTCTGTAAGGCGGCGTCAGGGCTGCTGCGTTACTTGTGGTCGGGATACACAGCGCCACGGTGTTAATGCCTATACGGGCGTCTGTGACGGTTGTCGAGGTTGCCCCGCCTGTTGCCAAAGTTACGTCCAGGACGTTGTTTGACTTCCCATGCAAGATTGACCTGATAGCCTGCGCGTTTACCCTGTTGTATTGTTCCTGATCAGGGTATTTCTCTGCGGGTGTGGGGAACTCTGTGACGGTCATCAGACAATACCCTCCGGCGTTGCATCATATTCAATGCCTTGAGCGTGTGACCACGTACCGCCTGCCGCAACAACGACTTGGCCACGATGATAACGCGCCGTCTTGTTGAAGTGTGCCTGACCGTCTGCATCAATCGCATTAGGGCCAATCAAGACCTCTGAAGCGGTCTGCAAGTCTCTGGTTTTCAATCCAGCCGTTACAGTGCCGCCGTCAACATAAACCCGGATGCCGTTGACCATTGTCATTCCCGGCCCGCCTGTCTCTGCGGTTTCCATCGTGGCTTCCATATTCGCCCCGGTAAATCGTGCCAGCTTGTTGCTTGTATCCATTGCGGCAAGGATTAAACGCCCGCCAGTCCATGCCCGACTGTCCAGTGAAGGCGTCAGCAGGTCAAGGTTTGAGTTAATGGCGTCCAGTTGCTCCAACGTGTAGCCTGTCGTTAAATCCCTGAACAGCAACTCAGTATCGACCTCTGCATAGCTCCAGCGGTCAACAGACCAGTTATACATGATTAATCTATTCGGTGTTCCGTTCACCGAACCTGCGCCCGGAAACGCCCAAAAGACAACGTGATTGAGTGGGTCAGAGTGACCATAAATCCGGTTGAAATAAGTCTGGTCCAGTTCATTGAAAAACCACTTGTTCACCTTCTGATCACCAATGGCTGTGGACCCTGAACCCGTAAAGGCAAAGAAACCTTCTTCAGCCAAATAAAAGGCGTGTGTTCCGACGTTTACAACACTATTCGGTGCAGGCGTCCCGCGTTTTTCTTCAACCAGATAGAAGCCGAAAACTGTAGGCGGTCCCTCGTATTGAATACGATAAATCGCCTGTTCCATGAAAACAGCGCCATCAAGACCGCCCAATGCACCAGTTATTTTTTGCACCCAACCTCCGACCGGCAAGTCCTGCCTGTCAGACTGAACAGCCGCAGCGGCAGAAGTGCCAATGGTAGGCCATGACGTTGGATCATCTATGGCGCTCCACCAGACCCGGTTGCCTTTTGATCCGTCTGTGCTGTCCCAAGTATTGCCCGCGAACACAAAATCTTTAATGACCGCCAAATGCCGCGCCCGTGGCGCACCAGAAGCGAGGTTAGCGAACTTTGTGGACGCTCCCATAACATAGGATTGAATAGCGTCTGTATGACCGTTACAGGCGATTGCCCGGTTGCCGTATTGAATAAATTCAACAGTGTCATCTTCAGCGACAGTCATAGCCGCGCTGGAACTTGTCACCTCGTCGAAGTCGAGGGACGTTGTGTTTAGCTTGAACAGGTCTGTTGCGTCACCAGTAAAGGTGTGAACGTTGCCATCATCATCACGAAATGCAGCCGCACCCTGCGCCCTGTTCGTCATGGCATTGGATACGGTTGAAAGGCTACCTAACGGGGCGTAGCTGCCCGCTGTGCGCGGAATGACATTCTTTGCAATGGTCGCGCCCGGATTGGAATAATCCGACTGGTCTGGCAACCAAGGGCCAAAGGGAACCATCGCCATTTACCAGCCCCTGTTGATGTTAAATTTGCGGTTTGTAAGCAGTGAACGATCAACGCGCATGACCTTCTGGCGGCGCGTCCGTCCGTCAACCCGTTGCAAGCCCTTAATGGCCGCGTCAAGTAGATTTATCCAGCCTTCGCCCCTTGCGTGATTGCCTGTGCGTGAAAGTGAGCCAACCAGTGAGGCATAAATATAAATGTCTGGATTGTTCGTCAGCAATGCGTTTGTGGTATCAGTCGCAATATCCCACTTTTTGAAATAGCGGTGCTTGATCGTGTATTCAGTGTCTGCAGCTTGATCAAATTCAATGCTTGTCCCGATTGCGTAAACGCTTGGCCGACCTGTTGAAGTGGACTTCAAATCGTCCAGGTCATCCCATGCCGATTGTGTCAGCAACCAGTTATCTGACGAATGACGCAAGTTGATATGCTCAAGGAAGCCTGTAGGCAGTGACAACGTGTCTGCATCAGCGGCCAGCGTTTCGCTTGACGACGTTTCCATATTCATCAGGCGCAATTCCCTGTTCAGGATCGCCTCGCCCTTGTTGATAAAGTTGGGCAGTTCCGCCGTCAGGTCAGACCG